ATTATCTGCGTTACAAAAATTAAATATAAAACCTGTACCAGAATGGTATTTTACTGTTGAAGATGATAAAGGACAAACAAAACAAATACACGCAAAAAACATAGCTAGAATAGAAGGTCAAAAAGAAATGAGACAACTACTAATGGAACAAGCACATTTGGTGCCTCCAACTATAAAAGCAAATGATTTTTATACAATTATAAAAAATTTATTTGAAGATACCAAAATAGAAATACTAGAACCTGCTCAAGGAACTAATCCTACAGACGTTTTAAAAGAACATATAAGAAGATATATTAATGAACCACAAGCAAAAAGATATACTTCATTCAAAAGCGGTAGACCTTTATTAGATGAAGAGTATGCATATTTTGTTTACAATTCTTTTTATGATGATCTTAAAACATTTGAATGGAGAGAGTCTTCTGCAAAAACATCTTTAATGATAAAAAAATTATTTCCCAGCAAAAATCCAGAAGAGCAAGCTAAATTTGATCATACAAAAAGATTTCCTGGAAAAGATTCAAATGGTAAACCATTTCCACCATTAAAAACTTTAAGAATACCATTAAAATATTTTGAGAAAGATGAAGACATTGATGATGACGTTGAGTTTGAAAGTGAGCAAGATATTGTATGATTTATAAATATTTTGGACCACCTGGCACAGGAAAGACTCATAGATTAATTAGTAGAGCAAAAGCATATGCAAGAATAGGAACACCATTACATAAGATAGGTTATTTTGCTTTTAGTAAAAAAGCTGCAGAGGTTGCTCGAAAAAGAATGCCTGCAGAAGAAAAAAATTTACCATATTTTCAAACGTTGCATTCTTTTTGTTTTCATTTTTTAAAAATGAAAGAAGAAGATATTATGCAACCCTTTCACTACGAAGCTTTTGGTAAGGAAATAAACGTAAAAGTAAAATATTCTGACAAATATAATAAAGAAGAAATAACTTATTTAACTTGTGACAACCCTTATTTTCAGATGTTACAAAAATCTGTAAATAGATGTATTAATATCGAAGATGAATATGACTCTGTACAAAAAGATAAAAATATAGATTGGCCTATACTTAGAGATATAAGCAGAAATTTTATAAACTACAAAGATAAAAAACAATTATTTGATTTTAATGATTTGGTAGATTTAACTATACAAAAAAGAAACAGCAAAGATTTTCCAACATTTAAAGCTATATTTATTGATGAAGCACAAGACTTATCACCACTACAATGGAAACTATTTGATGTATTAAAAGAAAAAACAGAGGACATATATCTTGCAGGTGATGATGATCAAGCTATTTTTGCTTGGGCTGGAGCTGACGTAAATAGATTTATAAATCAATCTGCAGACAAAGAGAAAGTATTAATGTATTCAAAAAGAATATCTCGATCAATACAAGAAGAATCACAAAAACCAATTGAAAGAATACTAGGACCAAGAAAAGAAAAGAAATATCATGCAAGAGATTATGAAGGACAAGTAGAAACGATATCAAATATAAATCAAGTAGATTTAACAAAAGGCAGATGGTTAATATTAAGTAGAACTATATCAAGACAATTAAAAATTGGAGAAGAATTAAAAAAGAAAAATTTATATTATCAAACAAACAAAGGTAAAAGTTTTAAAGTTAGTTTATATAATTCAGCTATGCTTTACGATGCATGGTGTAAAAATAAAAAAAGATTAGAGGAGAAAGAAGAAAAACAAATTCAAGAATATTTAGGTGATAATTTATTTAACAGACATTTAAATTGGTATGATCAATTTGTAGAGGCAGATGAAAAAGAAAAATTATACATAAAAAATATGATTGATAATAATGAAAATTTAGATCAAGACGCAAGAATATGGCTTTCTACAATACATGCAGCAAAAGGTGGTGAGGAAGATAATGTAATTTTATGTCTTGATTTAGGTGATAAAATTTTAAAAGCTATAAAGAAAAGTGAAAGTCATCATGATGAGGAGCACAGAGTTTGGTATGTTGCAACTACAAGAGCAAAAAATAATTTATATAAACTAAAAGCAAAAATACAAAGGAGAGGATATAAACTATGAGTAAGGTATGGGACAAACAACATGGAGGATCACATTATCAAAAATATAAAATTCAACCTAGCAAGTTTGTTGTTGAGAATGAGTTGTTATATCCAGAAGGATGTGCTATAAAATATATAATAAGACATCGTGATAAAAATGGAAAGGAAGATATTTTAAAAGCCATACATTTTTTAGAAATGATTATTGAAAGGGATTATGAGAAATAAAACTAAAGAACATATTGATAAAGATATTACAATTAATAAACATAAATTTCGTTTAGAAATATATCCTGCATTAGTATCCTGGGAAATATTTCCAAAAAATTATAAATCTTGCTTATACGCTTTTAGTAATAAGGACAGAATAAATAAAATTATAAAACACAAATACGTATTACAAAAATGATTATACCTCAAACCGAGTGGCTACAACCCATAGAATATCCTGATCTAAGACAATACGAAGAGATTGCAATAGATTTAGAAACAAAAGATCCAGACTTAAAAAAATTAGGCACAGGATCTATCGTAGGTAATGGTGAAATAGTGGGCATAGCAATTGCAGTAGAAGGATATAAAGGGTATTTCCCAATAGCACATGGAGAAGGGCCAAACATGAATAGAAAGAAAACTTTAGAATGGTTTAAAGATATTTGTGAGTGTCCTGCCACAAAAATATTTCACAACGCTATGTATGATGTTTGTTGGATACGTAGTTTAGATATAAAAATTAATGGTTTAATTATAGATACTATGATTGCTTCATCGTTGATAGATGAAAATAGATTTTCGTATACATTAAACACCATATCTTGGGCTTATTTAAACAAGGGCAAGAATGAAACAAAACTTATTGAAGCTGCAAAAGAAAGAGGACTAGATCCAAAAGCAGAAATGTGGAAGTTACCAGCTCATGAAGTAGGAGCCTATGCAGAACAAGATGCACAATTAACTTTAGAGCTTTGGCAAAAATTAAAAAAAATAATTATAGAAGATGATTTACAAGATATATTTAATCTTGAGACCGATTTATTTCCTTGTCTGGTTGATATGCGCTTCCTAGGGGTGCGGGTAGACGTGACAAAAGCCAATCAATTGAAAAAAGAATTGGCAATAAAAGAACAAAACCTATTGCAACAAATAGAAAAAGAATCAGGGGTAGAACCTCAAATATGGGCTGCAGCAAGTATTGCTCAAGTTTTCGATAAATTAAATTTGCCATATTCACGAACAGAAAAAACTAATTCTCCTTCTTTTACAAAAAATTTTATTTCTAATCACAGTCATCCTGTAGTTCGTATGATAGCAGAAGCAAGAAAAATAAACAAGGTCAGTACAACATTTATTGATACTATTTTAAAACATGAACACAAAGGTAGAATTCATGCAGATATAAATCAGATTAGATCTGATGATGGTGGTACAGTTACAGGTAGATTTAGTTATTCAAATCCTAATTTACAACAGATTCCAG